GGCCAAGATTGATACAAACAAGGCGGCATCAAGCTATCCGAACAACCAGGTTACCGAAACGCCGGGTGGTCATATCATTGAAATGGATGATACGCTTGGTAACGAAAGAATATTGATTAGACATAAGAGCGGTTCGGGTATCGAAATTAAACCTGATGGTTCTATTTATCTTGCATCTGGTAATAAACTTATTGTGTCTGCTGCAGATGATGCACATGTTGTTGTTGAAGGCAATGCACATATGACATATCAAGGTAATGTGAATGTTGATGTGACAGGTGATTATAATCTGAACATTGCGGGTAACTATAATAAGTTTATTGCAGGTGACGAACGTGCCGAGATTGATGGTGCTCGAAGATATAATATTGCAAAGAACGATGGACTGATTGTCAAAGGTGGCAAGTTCACTACTGTGGCCAAAGGCGTGGTCGATACATATCTTGGAGGATTTACGGCTGCTGTCAAAGGTGCATGGGAAACAGCGGTTGACGGTACTGCCGGATTATTTTCGAGTGGAGCTATGCGAGTCACGTCTGAGGTACAACAGAATATAACATCTCCGGATACAAATATTCATGCATCAAAGCTATCGGTCTTTGGTGATACAGGTACGTTTGGTGGTGAGAACATTGTACTATATTCATATAACCACCATTTAGGTAATACATTATGGTTAGGCGATGGTGAAGGCGGAGCAGGTACAATCAATGTAGATACGATTCGTGCAGTGCGTATCGAAGTGACCGGTGATATCGTGGCAAGTAACAGTATGACTGCCCAAACATTCCATGGTGATTTAAATGGTATGTCCAAGACTGCGGCGACCACGGTACACCAATCATATTCTGATCCGGATACAGGACCTGGTTCTGGTGGTAATGTTGGTTCACAGGGTACTATTACTGAAGTAGCTATTAATACTGACATACTTCCGGATGACATCAAAGCAACTGCGTTACCCAATGCAGGAATGGCTACAACATACCAGAAGTCCTCATATGGCATCCAGAGTGTGAAGGTGGACCCAAATGGTGACTTGCTATCATCTATTGATAGAACAGGATCAACCGGTGGAATTACAGCAAGACAGCTAACTACTGCAGAGGCCAGATCTAAAATGCGAGATAATGGCACACTTAATAATACAGACTTCATGGCAGTACAAGTGGCCGAAGGTAAGATCAATCCTGAATATACAAAGCCACAGCCCAAAGAAATAGGTAGAACTGCTGGCCCGAAACCTGAGCCACAAAATAATGAAACGACAATAGGACCGCACTGATGACACAGAGACCTGAATCGTATCAACAGTTTACCCCTAATCCAAGTCTAAAGACTGTTATACCTGATCCTACATTTAATCCAAACAACGCACCTGTGATTACGGCGGCTACTAAATTAGCACGCGGTGTTACTATAGCAAGATTTCTTGGTGGTGCAGGTGAATCGACTAACTTGAATCATATCACAAATGAAGCTGACAAACTACAGATCGCAAGACAACTATATCTGCAGGCAGAAGCAATCAATCTTGTATCTCAAAATTTTGGGGCGTTTAAGAACCATAGGCTTATCGTAATTGAAGGCTTATATCGTAAGGGCGAAAGTGAAACACTTGTGAGTGGTGGATTGAATGATCTTGCGACAAAGGGTCAAGTCGTAGTCTATCAGCTCATTAACCAGAATGGCATTCCAGATCATGCAACTATGTTTGATTTAGCTGTGTACTGGAAGGATTCTTTGTTGTATGATAAACTAATACTCGACTATGATTCGTTTAACCCGGACGGAAGTCTTGAGTGCCATATCATATTACAGATGCCTGTTGTATCAAGTACATTTGCGGCTAAGTTCAAAAAACAATTAGAAACCAGGTACAATGGCAATCTCCAAACTTCTGGAGAGTTAGTAGAAATACTCGCTTAGATATTGTATAAATAGTTTAAACAATCTAGAGTATTGATCACATGGCAACAAACAGAGCATTTGCAGCAGAAGATGGCCAGCTTGGCACCGTCTCGCTCATTACTGCACGAAGTAAAGATTACAAGGATATCGATCTTTCTTTTGTGGCCAGACCTGACGGTGACGTCTATCGAAAGAACGATGCTGCTGCAGTAAAGCAATCAGTAAAAAATCTTGTACTCACTGGATTCCAAGAAAAACCATTTAATCCATCTTTTGGTGGAGGTATGGGTAACATTTTATTTGAACCTATGGATGATCTAACTGCATTTAATGCAGAGATTAATATTAGAGCAGCCATTAAGACGTTTGAACCAAGAGCAGTCGTTGCTGATATCAAAGTGCAGGCTAGACCTGATGGTAATGCTCTTGATATACGTCTTAAATTTGGGGTAATAAATACATCAGAAGTTGTGACACTCGAAACTTCTCTATCAAGGCTAAGATAATATGGCAGACGTAACAGTAACATCTACACAGCTTGACTTCACTGAGATCAAGAATAAGCTTAAAACTTATCTTGCTCAGGATACTCAATTTTCAGATTATAATTTTGAAGCATCAGGCCTTTCTAATATCCTGGACGTACTAGCATACAATACACACTTTAATGCATTGACTGCCAACTTTGCATTAAATGAGTCGTTCCTCTCGACTGCGCAGTTGCGCTCCTCTGTTGTATCACATGCTGCGACTCTTGGTTATGCTCCTCGAAGTAGGACTGCGTCACGTGCAGAAGTGCAACTAAGCATCAATCTAAACGGTGTTGCAAATAGACCTTCGTCAGTAATAATTGGTGCAGGTACTTCGTTCACATCTTCTGTAGGTGATATTACATATACGTATCAGACTATCGAAGACTATGTTGCGACAGATAACGGATCTGGTTTGTATCAGTTCTTAAACACTGCCGGATCACTGACTATTCCTTTATTTGAAGGTACACTGAAAACTAAGACATTCTATGTTGGTGAAGTAGGTGAGCGTCAGCTATATGTTATTCCGGATGATACGATTGATACCTCTACTGCTGCGGTAAACGTATTTGATACCACGAACGGTGCATCATTCAGTGCATATACATCTATTAATACTGCGGTATCAGTTACATCAACTTCTCGTTACTATTCTATTAACGAAGCCCCTAACGGTTATTATGAACTAAACTTTGGTGATGGTATTTCGTTTGGTAGAGCACCTGTTGCTGGCAATAAGATTGTTGTATCGTATCTATCATGCCTTGGTGCAGAAGCAAACGGCGGATCTACATTTACGCCTACTTCCCAAGTATCAGTACTCGGCAGTGGATATAACTTATCTGTTACTACAATAACAAATTCTGTTACTGGTGCACCTAAGCAATCGATTGAATCAGTCAGGCAGAATGCCCCTATTGCATTTGCGGCACAACAAAGACTCGTTACTGCAGATGATTATCGTGCTATTATTCAAAGTAACTTTAGTACAGTGACAGATGCTATTGCGTGGGGCGGGGAAGACAATACACCTGCAGAGTTTGGATCTGTGTTCGTTTCATTAGTATTTGAGGACAATACATCTGCTGCAGCCATTGCTTCTATTAAAGACCAAATTGTACAGCAAATTACAAACAACCTATCAATCATATCTATTGATACCAAGTTTACTGATCCTACCACAACATACCTAGAACTAGTTGCTTCGTTTAACTTTGATCCTAACCTTACTGGTGCAACAATTAAATCAACAGAAGCTAATGTGCTAGGCGTGATTAATGGATATGTTTCTAGTAATCTTAAGAAATTTAGTGGTGTGTTTAGACGTTCAGAATTACTTGCAGAGATAGATGATATCAGTGCTGCGATTCTTAACTCAAGAGTATCGGTTAAGCTTCAACAACGTTTTACGCCTACGCTTAATGTTAAAACGTCATACGATATATACTTTCCAAATGAATTAGCGGCTCCTAGCGCCGTAGATTATACGGTCACGACGTCGACATTTAGATTCAATGGTAAAGTTTGTTCTGTTAAGAATAAGCTAAATGATACTAAGCTTCAAATTATTAACTCGGTTGGTGAAGTTGAGGTCGACAACATCGGATCATTTGATAACCTACAGGGCAAGATTATTATTACAGGTTTTGCGCCTACAGAAATTACATCAGGCGTTACATATCTTAAAGTATCTGCAGTTCCGTCAAATCAATCTACTGTACGACCGCTCAGATCATATATTCTAGATCTAGATGCAGGTCCAACGTTTGCTACTGGCATCGTGGATAGACAACAAACTAATATTGCACTTGGTGATGGTGTAGGCGTAATCTCAACATTAGGTTCTTATTAATGTCGTTAATAAATTACGATAGGGTTGAAGCTAACCTTAGAAAATACCAGGTTAAATCGGTATTACCACAGCACTTTACTGACGACTATCCTATGTTAGTTGCCTTTCTTGAAGGCTATTATGAGAATGCTGATGAAGATGAAGTAATATCTACTATTCGTGATCTATATTCGGTATTTGATATCGAACGGACTTCGCTGGCTAACCTTGAAAAAATCTTTAACATGATTGCTGATGGTGCAAATGCCGAATACTTTAGCGATCCTCGTGAAGTGCTTCGTAACTTTGCTAACTTCTACCGTGTTAAAGGTACGACATATGCTGCCGAAGGTTTCTTTAGGGCGTTCTTTTCATCAGACATTGAAATAGATCATCCAAAAGATAATTTGTTTATTGTGAGCGAATCACAAATTGGTACTGAATCATTGCGCTTTATTCAGAATGGGGCGCTGTATCAGATCTTTAGTGTGCTGATTAAGTCTGCTATTCCTATTGCTCAGTGGCGTACGTTGTATAAGAAGTTTGTACACCCAGCTGGGTTTTATCTTGGCGGTGCGGTTGTTCTTGAACTTCCGTCCACAAACTCAAATATTCTTACGATGCCCGACAATATTCCGGCCCCGCCACCTCCAATCACTGTTGTTGGTACTGCAGGGCTTGGTACTCCAATTACATTTTCAGAGATTATCGGTAAATTACCAGATGATGAAGATGCAGATACACGCATTGAATATATCAGTCTATCAGCAACTGTAGCAAAGTTTGCAGATATGCCGGTATCTAGCTTTATCCTAAACTATAATCGTCTACATGGTGCTATGCATGTAAACTCGCCATTAATGTCAGATAGTACATATCTTGATTCCTTTGCTGGTCAAAGTATGACTGAAAATGCTTATTTGTACGGAATAAGACTAAGTAATAATGTTGAAACAATGGATCAGAATACTTACACGCATGCCGCTGATTCATCATAAAAAAGTATATAAATACAGTTAATAAGAAAAGAGGACATTTGAATGACTCGTCAGAATATTGGTGTCGGTGCTACGGCCAACGATGGTAGTGGTGATACACTAAGACAGACAGGCACAAAGATTAATGCAAACTTCGTTGAGCTATATAATAAGCTTGGCGGAGATAGTGATGTTCTTTCTGGTAGAATTGCTGTAACCTCGGACGGGCTACAGTTTGAAGGTTCAGCAGTTGATGATTTTGAAACTAATCTAACAGCAGTAAATCCTACTGGTGATCGTGCTATTACATTACCTGATGCTTCTGGCGAAGTTGTGTTATCAACTGCTTTGCAGACTGTAACTAATAAAACTTTGACTAACGCGGTATTGAGTAACATTGGTTTGGGAAACCCAACATTACAAATTAATGATTACTCAAATAACCACAAATATAAGCTTATAACACCTGAGCTTGCGGCTGATCATAATATACGATTGCCTATACTCACTGATAGTGATTCGTTTATATTTGCGGCTACTAACCAAACGCTTACAAATAAAACACTGACGTCAGCAACGCTTGTCACACCAAAATTATCTAATAGAGTTGATGACGTCAATGGTGCTGAAATTCTTGAAGTCGAAGCAACTGCTTCTGCGGTTAACCATATAAAAATTAAAAATTCTGTAGCTGGATTAGGTGCGCAACTTAGTGTTGCAGGTGATGATACTAACATTAACCTACTAGCATCCGCTAAAGGTAATGGATCAGTCGTAGTTGCGAAAGGTGCTTATGGCACAAATACTCAGACAACTTCTGGTACTGCTAGTCTGTTAGCTACATATATAATAGCTAACAGCGGTACTACTCTTGCTATAACTTTATCTAATGGCACAGTAAACGGCGAATACAAAATATTTACAAACAAGGGCGCAGGTATTACTACGATTACTCCTACGAACTTTGCACAAGGTACATCGATCGCACTTGATCAACATGATACAACAACCCTCATATGGGACGGAGCTAACTGGAATCTGCTTGCCCAACATGGCGCGACAGTAGCTTAATAGGAACAGACAATGGTTGCAATTATTACAGACGCATTTAAAAGACAAGTACTAGATAACCTCTATACAAGTGTCAAAGACTCGGCGGCATCATATTATATCGCTATTGGTCGTTCAGAGGATTGGGATAGTTCGGATACGCCAACTATTCCATTGAATAATCTGAAAGATGTACGAGATTTTAGAAACTCTATGCAGGCTATGAAGTCCGGCGAAGATGTTTCATTTGTTATTCCTCGGCATAACTGGTCTTCAGGTACAATTTATTCTAGCTATGACGATGCTGTTCAAGGCTATCCTTCAAATGCGTACTATGTACTTACCGATGAGAATGCCATTTATACATGTCTACAGCAAGGTAGAGATGCTAACGGCGCAATTGTTACTTCAACAGTTAAACCAACAGGAACAAGCATCTTGCCTCTTACGACTGGTGACGGTTATGTATGGAAATATCTGTACACTATTGGTGCTCTTAGGGCTACAAAGTTTACTTCATCAAACTTTGTGCCGGTTGAGCTTATTGGCACGACAGATTCAAACTCATCTGCACTTGAGATTGAACAAAAATCAATTCAAACTGGTGCTGTACCTGGAGAGATTACTGCGGTTAAACTTACTTCAGGCGGAACTGGTTACACAACGGCTCCCACAATAACCTTTACTGGCAACGGAAATAAAATACCAAAAGCTACTGCGACAGTAAGTGGTGGTACTGTTGTTAAAATTGAGATGGATGATTCAGGTTCAGGTAAAGCCTTTGGTCGAGGCTATACACGAGCTAGTGCTAAATTGACTGGTGGCGGTGGAACCGGAGCACTTGCTCGTATCGTAATGTCACCAGCTCTTGGTATGGGTGGAGATCCACGTGATGATCTTAGATCAACTGGTCTTATGTTTAATACTCAGATAATTGGTAACGAGACTAACTCTATTATAACTGGTAATGATTTTAGGCAAATTGGTCTTATTAGAGATCCTAAGGTCGGACCTCTTTCAACAGATTCTGACTGGGAACAATCATCTGCAAATGTACTAAATAGATTGCATTTTGGTTCTATCAGTGCAAACTTTAGTGAAGATAAAGCAATTCTTGGTTCAACCTCTGCTGCATCAGCCGTTGTTGACAAATCAGATTCAAACTACGTTTGGTTCCACCAGACAGAATTAACTGGCTTTACCCCATTTATCGAGGGCGAGACAGTCACAGAAACAGATGGTAACGGTGAAGGCATTTTAGATGCCGTAGGCATCGATGGCGATGCTAATGCAGAGACACTACCGACGGTTAATAACATGTCTGGCACTCTTCTATACATAGATAATAGAGCGGCTATTGAGCGGTCCGATGACCAGACCGAAGACGTAAAAATTATTATTCAACTCTGAGAGTAGAAAACTAAATGTCAATAAAATATACAGATACGCTTTTCGCGACAACATACAAAGATGATTTTAAGGATAGTGATCACTATCATAGAATTCTCTTTAACTCTGGTCGTGCTCTCCAGGCAAGAGAATTAACCCAGTCGCAGACAATCATTCAACGAGAAATTGAAAGGTTTGGTCGTAATATCTTTAAAGAAGGCGCATCCGTTAATCCAGGTGGCTTAACCATTAATACTCGTTATGAGTTTATAAAACTTGATACGACTTCTAATTCATTGCCTACCGACACGTCAACTATGCTTGGCGACGAATTTACAGGACAGAATTCTACTGTTAAGTTTAAAGTTCTTCAGGTTGTTAATGCTACAGCATCAGATCCTGCAACGCTATATGTAAATTATACTGACACTCTTGGTGGTACTGCTGGCACAACTCCTATTCGAATTGATCCATCCGAAGATCTTGTTGGGGCGAGTTCAGGTGTTACTGTTACGGCACAGACTACTAACACCGTTGCAAACCCTGCTATCGGCCAAGGTTCTAAAATCTCTGTACGTGGTGGTGATTACTTTACACAAGGTCACTTCGTGTTTGCTACAAAGCAAGAGCTTATTCTTTCTAAGTACGGAACATCTCCAAGTGCAGTTGTAGGATTTATTGTATCACAAGACATTGTTGGTTCAGGCGACTTTGAAGCATTATTTGATAACCAAGGGGCAACGGCTAACCGTTCCGCACCAGGTGCAGATCGTTATCGTATTAGATTACAACTTACTACAAAAGATCTAGTAGACTCTGATGAGAACTTCTTGTTCTTCTGTCGAGTTGTGAATGGTCTTGTTGTCGAAACGGTATCTGGAAATAATAGCTATAATATTCTTGAAGATCGCTTGGCAAAAAGAACAAGTGAAACCAATGGTGACTTTACTGCTAAACAATTTAAGATTAAGTATGTCGCGCATGAGACTGATGACACTAAACTTAAGCTTACTATATCACCTGGTATTGCATATGTAAATGGCTTTAGGGTAGATGTTCCTACACCAAAATCATTTGATGTAAATAAAGCCCGAGAAACAATTTCAATTAATAACGATGTTGTTGCGGCAACATACGGTAATTATATTATCTCAAACAACATGGTTGGCGTTCCTAACATCAACGTGTTTCAACAAAGAAACCTAAGATCAGCGGTTACCCACGGTGGTTCTACTATTGGTACTTGTCGTGTCCGTGCTGTCGAAGAAGATGGTGCTAACTATAGATTGTATCTATTTGATATCAAGATGAATAGTGGTCAATCATTTAGAAATGTAAAATCAGTCGGTGGTTCGATACTTGACTATGCAGATATTCTTCTTGAAAATAGTGTTGCAGTTATTAAAGAAGTATCTGACAACAGTTTGTTGTTTGCTCTACCTACTGCTCGACCTAAGATTATATCAGATATTTCTCTTGAAGTACAACGTAAGTTTAACGCCACACTCGATCCTTCAGGAAACGCATCGCTTACTTTGACTGCGGCTGGCGAAACATTTTCTAATACTAACGATTGGATTGTATCGGTTGATTCTGATGGTGCTATTATTAGTACATCAATATCAGGAGCAGGGACACAATCTGCTGCGATTACTGGCGGACCTACAAGTTCTAACATCGAAGTTATGGCCAAGGTTAATAAGTCTGCTGGTGCTGTTCGGGCCAAGACGCTTGTTGAAGCTACACTTAGTGCTGCGATTGAATCTGACGGAACTGGTAACAAATTTGTTTCTCTTGATAAGCCTGACCTATATGAAGTTGTTAGATTAACTGACTCAGACTCAAATGGTTCAAGCTTAGCTAATCGTTTTATTATTGACAACGGTCAACGTGATAACTGGTATGCACCAGCAAAACTAATTCTTAAGGGCGGCGTAACATCTCCAACAGGCAATGTGTTTGTACGATTTAAATATTTTACACACGGCGCGTCTGGAGACTTTTTTGCGGTTAACTCTTATCAGGGCCAAGTTAACTATGAAAATATTCCTTCTCATACATTAAATGATGGCTCTGTTGTTCAGTTACGTAATGTACTTGACTTTAGACCACGTAAAACTGACAAAGATTCTGACTTTACATCTGCTACTGCTCGTATTAACGAACTACCAGATAACACTGATTTGATTCAATTTGACACTCAATATTATCTACCACGTCAAGACAAGATTGTTGCTACACAAGAAGGCGACATTACTGTTATTGAAGGTCAATCATCTCTTACTCCTAAATACCCAGAAACTCCAAATAACTCTCTTGAGATTTGGCGCTCTGATCTAAATCCTTATACAATATCTACAACCGATATGGTTACTACACCAATTGAGAATAAGCGTTATACAATGAAAGACATTGGTAAGCTTGAATCAAGAATTAACCAAGTAGAAGAGATTGCTACACTATCATTACTCGAACTTGACCTTAAAAATCTTCTTGTTTTTGATGGCTCTGGTGTTGACAGAACAAAAGCCGGTTTCCTAGTAGATAACTTCTCAGATCAATTAGCAACAGACACATACAACGTTGAATACCGTGCATCAATAGATCCACGTGATAAAATTTTACGTCCGTCATTTATTGAAAACAATATTCTTCTTAAGTATGACTCAGATAAATCATCTGGTGTTATTAAGAAGGGTGATAACATTTACCTGAAATACGGAGAAGGCGAATACATTGTACAGGATCAAGCATCTGGTACAATTAACATTAACCCGTTCTCTGCTATTACAAACCTTGGTGCGGTAACACTTTCTCCGGCTTCAGATAATTGGAAAGAAACTGTACGTGCTGCAGATAGAATTATTGACGGTGGTCAAAGGTTAAATACAAGACAAGCAAATCTGTGGAATAATTGGGAATGGAACTGGGGTGGAACCGATATTAACAACCTGAGCGTTGGTCGCGTTGTAAACACAAGTACTAATTCATCCCGAGTAAGTTTTTCTCAAAACTGGGGAACAGGCGGTCAGTCAGGCACACAAACAAACACAGTCACTACAGTTAATAGAGTTGTGCTTAACGAGACTATTAGAGAAATCGTTGGTGATCGTGTAGTCGACGTTGCATTAATTCCATTCATGCGTTCACAAAAGGTTGCGTTTAAAGCCGAAGGTCTTAAGCCTAACAGTCGCATGTTTGCTTTCTTTGACGATATTGATGTTTCCGATTGGGTAAGAGACGAAGGCGGAGTATTCACGCGTGTGTCTGATGCCAATGTAGACTATGGTACAAGATACAATACAGCGGTTGCTCACCCAGATGGTGCATCGAGCCTATTCACTGATGGTGAAGGTAAAATGACTGGCACATTCTTTATTCCTAACACAGATGCTATTAAGTTCAGGGCTGGTTCAAGAGAGCTTAAACTTCTTGATATTACAGCGCCTAACGAAGAAGATGCGTCTTCTGTAGGTATTGCATTATTTGTTGCTCAAGGTGTTATCGAAACGTTCCAAAGAGATGTTCTTTCAACTCGAATTCTTGGTGTATCTTCTGAAAGATCAACTGTAACATCTAATAGAGTTGTTACAAGTAGTTGGTCAGCCCCACCTGTGCGAGTTCGCTGGTCAGATCCAGTAGCCGAATCATTCTTAGTAACAGAAACGGATGGTGTATTTGTAACAAAGATTGATGCATACTTTAAAACAAAAGATACTAGCATTCCAGTTCAAATGCAATTGCGTCCAATGGTTAACGGTAGCCCATCATCTGATACAGTTATACCTGGATCGGTTGTGTTTGTGTCACCGTCTAATGTTAATATTTCTGACGATGCTACTTCTGTAACAACCTTTACATTTGAAGAACCAATATTCTTAAATCCTTATACTGAATATGCTGTAGTGTTCCTTGCAGAATCTATTAACTACAATATGTACATCGCAAAAACAGGTGAGTTTATACTTAACTCTACTGAGAAGCGTATTACATCTCAACCATATCTTGGTTCGTTCTTTAAATCTCAGAATGCATCAACATGGGAACCAGATCAAACTATGGATCTTATGTTTAAAATTCATAAGGCAACATTTAGTACTGCAGGTGGTTATGCTGTACTTGAAAATACTGGTACTGTAAGAAATGCATTACCGGAATTTCCTGTACAAGTTAACTCAACTAATAATAAAGCAACTATTACACACCCAGGACATGGTTTCCAGGTAGGTGATGTTGCAGAGCTGTTTGGATTTGATTCCGCTCTTAAGTATGGTGGTATTCTTGGTACTGGTATCATGGGTCCAAGAACTATTACTGCATACGACGAAAACACTTATACGTTTGCTATGGACTCGAATGGTAATAACGATGCAGCAGTTGGCGGTACAGCTATTACTGCTAAATCTCAAATACCGTTTGAAACTCTTATCCCACAAATTGAAAATATTATTCCAGCCTCTACAAGTATAAATGTGACCGGTAAATTCATGACAGGCAAATCTACTGCCGGTGAAGAAAATCCGTACTCGAAGGATCTAAATTACTCGGCACTTGCACTAAGACAAAATAACTTCTTTAACTCTCCTAGGCTTGTTGCTACTGAAACAAATGAGATATCAAATCTTGCGACTGGTACTAAGTCTGTTGAAGTTAAAATTGATATGAATACAGCAACAACTTTTGTTTCTCCGGTTGTTGATATGCAAAGAACATCGCTTTGGGCTATTCATAATATTATTGATAACCAGGTTGACTCTGCCGGTGCTGATACAACATTAACAAACGTGCCTAATGTGTTCACTGCAGAAACTACTGCGACAGGTGGTAGTTCGGTTGCTAAGCATATTACTCGACCTATCACTTTGGCCGAAGATGCTGTTGGACTTAAAATCTTGTTAGCTGCTAACAGACCTTCTGTTTCAGATTTTCAAGTCTATTACAAAGCAATTGCAGATGATGCATTGTTTAATGAGACGACGTGGACAGAAATAACTAAGATCAATAATCTACCTACAGATGAAAATCCTTTGATCTACCGTGACTATGAATATTTGGTTGGTGGTAATGCCGGACTATCAGCACCATTCACTAAGTTCCAAGTAAAAATTGTTATGACTTCTTCTAATAATGCTAAGGTTCCGACATTCAAAGATCTACGAATTATCGCCTTGGCAGTGTGATGAATAATAGATATATAAAAATAGAAGGCTCCGCTAATATGGTCAAGGACCGAAATACTGGTGCTGTCATAAATACAAGTAGAGCTGATATAGAAAGAGCACGTGCGGCAAAGCGCAAAAGGCTTGAAGAAGAACAAGAGATTAATAATCTTAAAGATGACGTAAGTCACATGAAAAAAGACATGGCAGATATCAAGACTTTGCTAAAACAACTGGTGGACAAGTAAATGGCAGTAACTTCAATTGACCTAAACGACTTAGTTAGTATTTGGCGGACCAAGACTAATACAATTAGTACACATCTAGGTGACATCGCAACTCTTACCACTACAGCAAACGGAAATGTCGTTGTCGCTATTAATGAATTAGAAGCTAACCACAATATTTTACAAACTGCATTTGACAATCGACAAGACGGTACAGATTCTGCGGCTGTTCAACTAATGATTGATACAAGCATTGCTACCATTAATGGTAATAAACTTATTAATGGTACTGTGGGTGGAGCCAAGTTAACATCAGCCACAACTTTAAATATAATTGACTCAAACGGAACGACAGTTAAAACGATTATTGGCGCAGGTGCTTAATAATGGCCTTGCGCAAACCGCTCAAAAGGTTGCCTAATGGCGACTTGAAGTCCATGGACGCATCTGAAATTGCTTTAATAGTTGATGAAGCTATTAGGCAATACGGTAATAGTCCGTCCGTCGTATTAAATATAGATCAGGGTAATGGCACTTTAACTACTTTAGTTGATTATTATATGATAGCGGGTCCATTAGCGACGTCGTCTGGGCCAGCACCAACCGCTGATGCCACAACTTATCAATCTGTTAACTACGCTAATGTTAGAGATCAAAGCAATGGTGAATATACTGATTATCTAAATAATAATTTTGGTGGTACTAATCCTAAACGTGGTCCTACAATATATTCAAACTATTCATTTCCAGTTTATATGACTGCGTCTGGAAATATTCAGTCTATGAATGCTACTGACTTTGTAGATACATTTATTACACCAGCTATAGTAAAACTTATTGAGTCGACCACAACTAGTAGTCAGGCTGGTACGTATTTTATATCAACATCAACATCTGAAGCTGGTGCGACATTAGTAAATGTTGCTCCAGTATTTCAAGACAGTGTAGCTGATGTAAATGCGTTTAATCTTGGAAATTTACCTGAGGTACAGGATCAGTCATTTATTGCTAATAATTTCTATTTACATAGAGTAGATCCTGTAGCTTCTGTGGATTATGCTAAGCCAGCATGTCTTAAGATTAATACCAATGACGTGCAAGATACGCCAGCTACAGCGCTTGGTGAAATGTTACAGGATTGGATACAATGGGCCGCGATTACTCATGTCGGTTCACGCATTCGATATCAGATATACCCATCAACGGATACTTCTTATGGATTAGCCCGTGGATCAGGTATAACTAACTCGTATGTTGCAGCTTATACGACAAAGTTTGAACAACCAAATGCTACAACTTACTATGCACAAAACGTGCCGACAGGTTCTCCGACTGTACAAAGTACGCACTTTCTGCGTATTGGAGCTGTATAATATAATGAGAGGTTTATTATGGCAAAGTTTTCAGGTAAAATCAAATCTACTAAATTTGTAGATACATCTGAGAAAACTATTGAAGTTCTTTATAACGAGGGAACCGATAATCTTATGGTATTTTTTGTACCTATAGATTATGACAATCAAGACTTCTTAGATCTCATGGATGAGATCACTCTTGAAGATGTGCAAGACTCCACAAAATTATATTTTGAATCTCAATCTCAAGCTAAACACAAAGCCATCGAACAAGCTGCAAAAGATATGCTTGCTGTGTGGCTCGTTGATATTCAGAAAGAAATTGACGAACAAGTAACTCGTCGGTTTGAAGAAGCTGATGAATATAAATCACAGCAAATGGCTTTACTTCAGAGCGAAATGTCTGATGAGATAGAAAAACGGTTTGCCGAAGTTGATGAGTACAAAATAAAACAGACTAGGATTCTTCAGGCTGAAGTTGATGCACAGGTTGAATCTAGGTTTG